TCCAGTTGGCCATAATAGCTACCATAATTGGTCTACCTGTAAGGTTTCTGTAAGGTGTATTATTTGACCTCCCTGACGAAGTAAAATCTTGCCAAGTTTGATTTACCCCAAAAGCGTTAGCGTCATAGTAAGTTTCTATAGCACTAGTAAGTTTAGCTGGAGATATTAAACTCTCAATTATTCCTGTACCTGTATTCCAAGCACTTGCTAACTGATCTCCTAGAAGACCAGTCGTTGATCCACCTGATGTAACTAGGTTAGTGTCGTTTAGTATAGAAATTACACCTGTTGATTGGTTTATATAGATAACATCTATCCAAGTACTATCAGTCTCATCTCTCATCTTAAGTAAGTTATTGGTTGTATCGTACCAAAACATATTAGCATAAGTTGTTGAGGGGGCTGAAGCCCCACTGTTATTACTAGCAAGGGCTTTAAGTCCATTGTTTATATCAGAACGTGCGCTACTGGCAGTTTGATTAGCTATAGAAAAGTCATGTTGTGACATATATTAGTACTCCACTGTGGCACTTAGTGCCGATATATTAGGGGTTATTTTCGGGCCAGTATTAGAAAGGGTAGCTCTAAACTCTACAAACCTACCTACTACCTCTCCAGAAGCATCTACGAAAGATGCACTAGCTAAGTTAGATACTGTATCTGCGGCTCTAGCTTCTACTACAACAGCGTAGTCTGAGAACTCTGCATCTTCATCAGTCCAAGTATCAAAGTTGTTAGGCCAAGTATCCCAGTTATTAGGTATATCGTCCCAATTAACTTCTCCGTTAACAGCATCTTGATGTTTACGAGCTACAGTAATAGCATAAGATAATCTAACTGTACGAGATGTACCTACATCAAAGTAACTATTTCCATCATGGTTAAAATCGTAGACCCCAGTGGAATTTGCGTTAGCAAAGCTAGTCATAAATAACTTACCACCAGATACGGTTAGGTTACTCTTAGACCCACTAAAGTTTGGATCTTCTGTGTCTGTATCAGACGCACCTAGTTGTGGTAATTCACTACCTGCAATAACAACAGCAGTTGCTGTAGTACTCTCGTTGCCTGTCTTATCTACAGACGACACAAAGAACTTACCCGCAAGGGCAGGGAAGGAAACAGACGTAGCTGGTCTAGCAATCTTATCTACTTTTACTAGAGTAGAAGCATCTCCAAAGTTAGCTGAGGAGTTTGATGAGTAGTAAAGTTTATAGTGTGATAAGTCTAAAGCAGTAACTGGCGACCAGTTAAAGAAGGCAGTACCCCCCGATAGTAAATGGGTTAGGTTAGTAGGTGCAGAAGGCGGTGTAGTATCGTGTGTTACGTTAAAGGTAGTTGTAACTGTAGTACCTTTGTAGCCAAGAGCATTAACAGGTGTAACTGATATAGTATAGTTTATAGCTGGCTCATTTACTTGAGGAGCATCTATACCTACTACTTCAAACCTACCTGCTGTAGTACCTTCGTTAACAAGAATAGCTTGACCTACAGATTTAAATACTGTGTCACTTGTCTTCTTATATTTAACTATAACTGATTCTACACGCTCTATCTCACTTGACGTTGCTTCTATAACAAGGACGTTAACAACACTTTCGTTAACTTCTCTATACTCTTTACTTACAGTAACACCAATACTAGGTACATCGTAGTAAGGCAATAAGTTAGTGTTGTTATTAATAATATCTTGTTCGTCTGATTCATTAAATCCGTATGCCGAAGAGCTACTCTCTCTTAATGTCATAGAAACTCTTAAGTCTCCACTTTCTACATTAGGAGAAAGTCTCCAATCAGTAACTTCAAACGTCTTCTCATTACCTGTGGTCCAACCATATCTGTCGTTCCTAAACTTAATAAAGTCACCAACCTCAATGTCTAGAGCATTTAATCCAAACTCTGCACTAAGGGTAAGTTGTTCACGGTTTCTAAACAACATCTGCTTTGCAAGTCTCTGAGCCGCTATAGAATTAGTAGTGTAAGGTAATGCTAGATCTAATATAGATTCAATACCATTATCTTCAGCCAGAAAAACACTAGAATTAATTTGAGGATAATCAGTGCTAACGTAACCTCCGTCACGGTCTACAAATGTACCTCTTACTGCATTAAAGTTATTTGCTATAGACATTTTAGTATCTAGTGAAATTCCACTTCTAAGGTCATCTAACGTAAGTATCTTAGTAGGGGCAACAAAAGCACCAGCAAACAGTCTCCAAGCTCCCGCACCCCAGAATAAAGTTCCCGCTAATGAGGTCATCATTTCCCGTAGTACAGAACCAGAGTTTTGACTTGCTTGTACTATGCCATTAATAGTATATTGTTTTGAGCTATCAGATAGTATTGTAGTATCTTCACATATAGAAGCCGCTTCCTCAAAAGTAGCATAATCAATACTACTATCTTCTAAGCCATAATCTGAAGATATAAAGTCTCTTATTATCCAAGCGGCGTTATCAGTCCAAACAGGAGTTTGGGCCACACCGTTAATTGTAGTTACTACCTTCTTACCTTTTACCACAGCAGTTACTGTAGGCAAACCACTAGAGAAAACATCTTTGTCATATTCAAACCTACAATAAATGTAAGCTATACCTTTACCTACAAAATCAGATGTTAAACTGGCAACCTCGCTGTGTAAAGTTGTAGCTAAAGATTGTGTAGAGTTGGCAAAAGAATCATTAGCACTTGTTTGACTTCCATCGTGTATGTATATTTTAATCTTGTTATCCCAAGTACCAGTAGTAACATTTTCGTTAGTCATTTGTACTATAGCTTCGTTAAGATATATATCTTCTATACTATCTATCTCGTGTCCAGCTAAGGATATTATCTGGTGTAGGATTTTATTGTTACCACCAGTAACTTCTTGGAAAGTAATTGTGCCACCTTTTCTAGCTTTACCATAAACAAACTGCATAGGAGCTAGTGCGTTCTTACTGTTAACCTGTAGACCATTAGAGTTGTTAGGGTTCAAATCAGGCTTTGGGGTTAAAGCTGTTATTAAGGCTGTTGTTACCATAGACAGGGCAACATAAGTTAAAGCATAAAATGTATAATAAACTACTCCACCTGCGGCCGCCCCAGTTGCTAGAGTTAGTGCTGTTGCTATTGCAGTCACAGGTTCTCTAGGTGCTACCTCAAACGACCTGTTGTGCCTTAATACGTTAAAAGGAGTGTTGTGTTTATTTATCGACATACCCAAGCACTTTCTACATCTTCAATGTTTAATCTTGTTAAGCCTTCCATGTTAAGGAAGACAGCCCTAGAGCCGATGGAAATACCTAGAGCAACTCCAGTTATCCATCTACACCCTACTCTAGTTGTCACTAGACTACCAAATACAGGTCTTTCAACTTTAGTTAGTTTAGTAGCTAACCCTTCATCTAAAGAGTTAAAACCAAAATCATCTCTTACACTTCTTGGACCTTTAGGATGTACACCATTACTTTGCATGTACAAGCCTTCCCAATCATCAGCATAACCTACACCGTACATAGCTCTAAATGCACCGTTAGTAAAAGTAAAACAGTCATGTACACCCCACTCAAAGGGTATACCTATCATTTTATCTAAATAAGAGTTTAATTCTATTTTCCCCATACTACTTTTTGATCTTGCATTGATTGTACGTAGGAAAAGAAAGTATCTCCATCATATCGGGATTGATGATTTTCATTTGTGTATCTCCAGCCACTAGGTCGTTCTAGCTCTATTAATTTACTCTCTACTGTTAAGTTGATTGTGCTTGACTCTGCTTCATCAACTATAGTCATCTTATCCATCTTACCAGAGAATATTTCTACAACAGATGAATCACTTTGTTCACCTAAGTACATTCTCATTACTCTTCTCTGATAAGGCTCTTGTAGAGCTAAAGAAACTATAGAGACAGGTATCCCTGATAGAGTTAGATCTACAGACTTAGCGGATAGATCTCCTACTTCTTCTAGATCACCAATAGTAAGTAAATTACCTGTACCTGTAAATACTTGATTACTGCCTTGTACATTAATAGTTCTATCACCAATACCAGTCCACATACGTAGAGGACCAATCTCTGTGGTATTACCGTACACATCTATAGCAGTTCTACTATCAAACATGAGTTCTACAGCGAAGTAGGGTTGTATACTATCTCCAATAAGAGCAGACAGTAGTGAGGAAGGTATCGCTCTACTCATCCTACTACCTCCATAGCCCCAAAGGATATACCAAAGAAACTTGCATTGTTAACCGACCAAGAAGTCTCGTTAGCTGATAACCTAAAGACCCCAGCGGAATTAGTTAGGTCAGCTGATACACTTGATCTAGCTTTCCTTAGCTTAGGCCATATCTCTAATGTACCATCTCCAGATTGATCTTGTAGTACTTTATGTAGAGTAGCATCTGCGGCAGTACCTAGTTGTATATAATCACCAGCTTTAAGTGTACCAGTCATAGTTACAGCCACAGAACTAGCACCTACAGCACCTGTTATAACAGCAGACGTTGCAGTACCCCTCACAGTCTTAGCTGAGGGGTCGTTAAGTAGGAATGTACCTGTCATACCCTTTAAGCTCATCAGGAAGCTAATCCAAGCCTCTGCATCGTCTCTATTCAAAGGTGGTAAACTAATATCAGCTTCCCACATTTGTCCATCATAAGATTGTGTCTGTTGCTTATAAGTAAAAGGAGACATAGATACAGCAACTGTATTCTTAGCTCTTAGTTCAATACTAGCCATACCAATGTTAGTAGGTAAAGCAAGTGGGTAAGAAATAGCCATTATGCCATCGCCCTTCCATAGCTACCACCACGTCTTTTAGCATCTAGTACTGCACCTTTAGCACTGTCCGCAATCTGTGGCATCATTTGTCGTATCTCAGCACGTACAGTTTGTTGTACACCTGTCGATACATTTATGTTTTGTACGACAGTAGTTGAACTGCCCACACTAGAGTTAGGTGTTATAGTTCCTGACATTGCAGGGGTAAATAATTCTGGTCCACGTTCACCAACAATGTATCTACCTCCAGCGGAAACTGGACCTCCATTAGCGGCTGGCTTGGGAGCAGAGAAAGAACCTGCTGGTGCTGGACCTGAGCCACCTATTGCTCCTGTAATCAGGCCTGTAATTTGTTGTACGACATAGATACGATATAACTCTTTTATAATGTCTACTGCCATAGCTTTGAAGGCATCTTTAACAGACGTAGTTCCATCTATCATTTTCATCATGGCACTCTCTATTGAACTTGAGAGAGAGTCACGAACCATGTCAGCTTTTGTCTTAAGCTCTTTTAAGTTTTCTTTAGCTATCTTAGTTCCAAACTTAAAGTACTCACCTAAGTTAAAG